TGTAAGAGCCTACATTACGCATGGAGTATTAAGCAAAAGTGCTTGTCTACGTGTAGAAGAAAGTGATCTCACAGAGCTGGTAATTACTGACAGTATAGAAGATCATTGTCCAAAAGAGTACAAGAAAACAAGACAAATTACACTAGCAAGTTTGTTTGGAGAAGCTATCCGTCGTGTTACTAATGAGGAATCGATAAGTAGTCTTTTTGTGTAACTTTTTAAAATAAATACATTAAGAGGATACGTGTATGCGAAAACAAACTAGATCAATACTGCAAGAAATTGTTCAAATGCCTAATCATGGATTAAATGATCATCTTGTAGAAAGCAGTGCCGACAACATTATCACAAGTTGTATTAATTTATTAGATTTAATAAATGAAACTTACGATCCTGTAACTGCAGCTGAATTACATAAAAGATTTTATAATAGTGTTAGAACAGGAGACCCTCGTAAATTTAAAAGAGGTATTCAAAAGGTTATTGAATGTAAAAGGAATAAAAATGCTCCTTAAAGAAGGCGGTAATGTTTTTAAAAACCCAGACAAATCATTAGCTACGAAAAGGATAAACAGGGTAGATGTTGAAACTACACTGGCATGGTTAGAAAAAATTACAGGATTGCCACACAATGATTTTAAGTTAGGTAGTACTGGCGTAGCAGATACTTCAGGAGATCTAGATGTTGCTGTCAACATAGATGATGTATCAAAAGATGAAATGGTACAAAAACTAACTGCTTGGTGTAAACAAAACGATAAAAAGCCAAAAGAATGGATTTCTAAGTCTGGTATCAGCGTTCATTTCAAAACGCCAATTAATGGTGATGAATCTTTAGGATTTGTACAAACTGATTTAATGTTTGGCAATCCTGAATGGCTTAAATGGAGTATGCGTGGAGAACCTGGTGGTAGTCAATACAAAGGCAAACATAGACATATATTGTTAGCTAGTATTGCAAAAGCTCAAGGAATGAAATGGAGTTATTTGCGTGGACTGCTTGATAGAGCTACAGATGATGTAATTTCAGATAAACCAGATGAAATTGCTACAATATTACTTGGTAAAAACAATGATGCTAAAAGTTTAGAAACTGTGACAAGCATTTATGATGCTATTAGAGGAAGAAACGATTTAGAACAACTTATTGCAGATGCTCGTACTGCATTTGAAAGAGACAGACTCACACTTCCAGAAGGCATTGAGATCCGTCGTATCAAGGAGCTAGCCGGAATATGAGATTTTTTGAATTTTATCAGTCTAAAATAGTACCATTAATGGAAGATGCACGGATTCAACATGCAGAAGACATAGTCTTTTGGGAAGGATCAGAAGGTGCAATAAGGGCAATTGAAGCTTTAAAAAATCTAGAAAAAGGTGGTCATACCGATGTTACCATTAAATGGGACGGATCTCCTGCTATCGTATTTGGTAGAAACGAAAATGGACAATTTGTTTTAACAGACAAATCCGGATTCACAGCAAAAGGCTATGACGGAAGAAGTACTAGCCCTAAAGATTTAGAAAAAATGCTTTTAAACAGAAAGCTCAGTAAAGGCGAAGAACCTACCGACAGCTTTCGGCAATTTGCTGGAAATATGCGTGATATTTTTGACGAATATGAAAAAGCAACTCCTAAAGACCATATAGGATATTTTAAAGGAGATTTACTTTATTATAATACGCCATTGCTATCTCAAGGCACTTTTTCTTTTAAACCGAATGTAGTTACTTATCATGTAGATGCCAGAAGTACTTTAGGGGTTCAAATAGCTAAAAGTAAATCTGCGGTAGTTATACACAACGAAATAGATTTAGATGGAAAAGATAAAAAACTATCAATTGATCCATCTAATTTTTTTATTGGAACTGAGGTTTTAGTTGTTCCTCCTGTTACAGTTCAAGAAGCACCTGACGTAGACGATACAGAAATAAAAAATTTACAAAGTATTGTTGCAAAAAATAGATTTGCATTAGACAATTTATTAAATAAACAAAGTTTAGCCGAATTAAAATTATCAGACTTTCCAAAAATTCTTTATGCATATTTAAACAGTAAAGTTGATACTGGGTTGGAATCTTTAGGAAAAGATTTTTTGCAATGGTTAACTGGCAGTAAAGTAAGTGGTCCTAAAAAAGTTAAGATAGCCGAATACATCGGAAATCATCAGCAAGCATTTGACAGTCTATGGCAAATTGTAACCGGCATTCAAACTGTAAAAGATGATATTATCTCGCAATTAGAAAATCAAAAAGCACCTGTAACAGCTACTATAAATGATACCAAAGGTGGTGAAGGCTTTGTTTTAGCACATCCAGACGGTGCAATAAAATTAGTAAATAGATCAGGTTTCACTGCAGCTAATCGATCAATAGAAAGATAAAATGGATTTCATAAAAGAATTATCGGAAGCAAGACTAACAAAAGATAGCTTTAACCAAAAAAAATTAACTTATACAGACTGTTTAGAAAAAGCGTATTTAATTTTTTTAGCTATTGAAGCGATGAGAAAGTTTCCGTCTGCAACTCCTTTTATAAGAGAATATTCTAAAGATAGCATTAATCCAAATTATAAACATTTTAAGATTAGTGGAACTGACCTTTATAACCTTTTATATTTTATAAATGGAGACGAACACGCTCTAGGAAAATTAAAGGATCCGTCGTCTGCCCAAGAGATGCAGGATAAAGTTGTATTACCGTTACGAGATATTGAAACCTATCTAACTAGTATATCTAAAGGCAATAATCCTAATATGGTGCAACAATTTTTTATACGTTTAGAAAATAGCTTTTTGATTAATGACAGCAATTACAAAAATATAAGACGCTCATTTGTAAATTTTGATAAAATAAATGTTACAGATAAAAAAGCAATAATAACTAAATTATTATTTTCGCTACGTGCTAAACTTAGAGATAGTGATATTATAGAAAAATTTTCTAACCTAGTATCTGAAAAAGGTTTAGAATCAGACAAAGTGCCTGATACTGAGCCTACATTCAGCAAACCAGATCTTAGTAGCATAGAAAATAGGTTTATCAATTATAGATTGCTTTTAGATAAACCAGAAAATATATTTTTTATCAAAAAATTTTTAGAATTAAGTCGTGATGGAAAATCAATACCATCACAATATGTCGCAGCCTATTTACCTATCATAAAAATAGTAGATGATATTGTGAATGCAGGTCCTGCATCAATAAGTTTATTATTATCTCTACAAAAGAGAACAAAAAATGATAAATAAATTTAGAGTCTAAATAGACGCCAAAATAAGGAGAATAAAAATGGCAACAGTAAGTAAAGTAAATAGTGAAGTAATAGCATTAGCAACTGTTTACAGTCATATGCAATTAAAGATGTTTAAAATTGTACCAAGTGTAGCATTCACTGCTGACGCAGGTGGTAATCCAAACGCAATCGTTGAAGGAACAGCAAGAGCAGCCGCACAAGAATTAAGCCCAATGATGTGGGAAGTTAAAACTGCCGGTGCAGATATGCTTGCAGTAATGGACGGACACGCAGTTGATATTGATAGTATTGCAATGCGTGTAGGTCGTGTGCATACAGGCTCAGAAGGAACTGTAGCTGCTGGTGTTTTCACAGCAACTGTTGGTGGTGCAACTGTCACTGTAACTGAAGCAACAACACTTCACGGTTTATAATAAAAACCTAAAAGGTACCATTTTTACATGGTGCCTTTTTTCTTGACCTGTAAATACACTATGCAATTCATAATACAAACCTTAGTAGATATTACAGAAACTAAAGCAAGGCGGAACGATAACGAAAAAGAATTCTCGCAACAATCAAATTATAACACCTGCATACAAACTGTTTCATTAAGAGCCAATGTATTACCGATAAAACAAGATAATGAATTCATTAATATAAATAAAATGGGTTTTGGGTCTGCATATAGGAATAAACACCATGTTTGGTCGGTTACATTTGATAATGAGTATGACGGTTCGATTTCATTAGATTTATTAATGGAAGATTTTTCCTACATCCCTATTTTAACCGGTTTAAATGAAACTATTAAATTTAAAATACCAGTTTTTATCACCAAAGATATTGAATTTAGAAACATTATTTTTTTATTTTCAAAATAAATAATAATATGAGTCATTTCGGTAATTTAGAAAGAGAAAATCTTGAAGCCCATGTCGAGTTGTGTCAGGAAAGATACAACCAAATAAATCATCGGCTTGTTAATATTGAAAATAAAGTTGATAACATCCACAATGATGTACTTCAAGGTAACAAAGCCATGATGAAAGTTTTTATCGGAGCTGCAGTTACTATCATTGTTAGTTTTATGAGCACCATTATTGTTCTTATGGAAAAAGTATAATGCTTATCTACGAAGTACTTGCTGAGAAACAAGTTTGGGCCAGAAATGGCATGAAGGTAGTAAGAAAATATCGTTGCAGTGGAGGTATGCGTAACGGACGGGTAGTTGCATCGCCTGCTCAATGCTTTGCACCGATTGATATGAAAAAAAGAATTCAATTAAAAAAGTTAAAAGCGAAGCAAGGTCCTAAAATGTTAAGGAAAGCTCAAAAAACAAAAAGAGTCAATCCAGCATCTAGAAGATTACGGAACTTAAACAGGAAATAAAATGAAAATTTACGAAATAATGTCTGGAGAAGATACAGAATTAATTGTCCAAAAAGATGATCAGAAAAGCACAACCTTGTTTAATCCTAAGACAAAAGAAACTATTATTACTCCTAAAGATCCAAAGAAACCCGGAAAAATCACTCAAAATGATGCTGGTGAAATGGTTATGAACAAAGAAGAACCGGGTGTTGTAACGCCAGAAATTAAACCAGGTATGAAAGTTAAAGTTAATAGCCAAGGTAATAAATAGTGAAAATTTATGAAATGCTGCCGCAATTAAGCATTGCTCTTTCAAATGAAGAGGCAGAAATCATGAGTAAAATTTCTAGTGCTGTCAAATCAAAACATAATTTTAACGAACACGAACAAGTCGTTATCGAAAATTTAGTTAAAAAAAGCCTTATCCAAAAAATTAATAATAATGGACACATCTATTTTAAAAAAAATGAATTATCAATTAATTGACAATCTAACTAAGCTTTTTGATAATACATCTTTTATAAATTATTATCCTGTTATCGAAGTTGATAATATTATCCTTGGTAATTTTGTAATAAAAAAATTAGTTGATGGGTATGAGATAACTAATATAAAAGATAAAAATTATAAATTAACTACATGGTCAAAGAGTGGTGCGCTTGCTTTAGTTCAGGCAATTTTATTTAATAAGAAGAATGCAAAAATAATATTACATTTAGACGAAACTATTGCAAAAAATGAGATTGATACACAGTTCTATAAATCTCATCTTAAAGTTTGCAAAAATAAAATTAATAAGCAAGTAACAAAGGCTAGATTATTAGCAGCCATTTATAATACAAACGAAGCAAAAAGGAACTTAGAAGAAATCATTTTTTCAAGTTTGTAGATAAATAAAATAAAATTACTAGGAAAGATTATGAAACTGCGAGAAATTTCTAAACCACAAACAACTGAATTTTTAAATCAAAATATCAGTAAACTTTTTGATCAAAAAATTGATGTGAGTAGTTTTACAGTACCACAATTAGAAGATGCAAGAAATAAGCTACGGACTTCGATTAGTCAATTTGAAACTAACGAAAGTTATGATGCAGTGCATTCAAACGCTAATTACCACAAACAGAAAATGTTTTTAGATGTAATTAATGCAGCACTTGCAGAAGCTGAAAAAAAGCCAGACGACGACGGCGATGGTGTTCCTAATTGGGCTGATAAACAACAAGGACCTGATCCTAAACCAAAGACTAAAGGTACAAAGAATATGCCCCCTCAATTGCGAAAACATGCTGAAAAACAAATAGAAGAAGCAATGGACGAAGCAATGGATCATTTAAGAAAAAAACATGGAGAATTTGATTTGGCAAGTATACAATGGCAAGGAACTCCTCTAACAGAAGGAGAGGAAGACAAAGCTGAATTAGTAATGGCAGCTAAAGACATGGTAGATAGGATCACTAGTTGGATGGAAGACACTGCAGAAATGCAGAGTGAATCTATGCTTGAGCTAGGCGATGCAATCCGTGATGAATTAGGCCAGGAACAATCTGAAGGATTTACTGGCCAAGTTAAACCAGCTTTAGAATCACTTTATCAGGCATTAGAGGCAACAAGAGGAGCACTTACGCAAGGTGTAACCATGCTAACAGGCGAAGGGGTCCCAGCTGATACAATGGGTGCAGAACCGATGGCACCTGACGCTACAGGCGACGAAATGGGAATGGAGGAACCAGGAATGGAGGAACCAGGAATGGAACCAACCGTTGATGCTGAAATGGGCGATGAGTTTGCCGCAGCCGAACCAGCAGCTGGCGGGCTAGCAGATGAAGGCAGAGAAAAACGAGAATCTATACAACGTCAAATTAAAAAGCAAAAACTAGCAGAACACTTAGCTTTATCTACACAATTAGGCCGTATTTTAAGTTCAAAAAAAAAATAATTCGAGAAGGTTCTACTGATAATTTAGTAAAGGCTTTACGAATGATAATTGCTGATGCTGATTCAAAAGGCATCAGCGTCTTCCTTAATTTTAATAAAAAAAATAAAGTTAATAAACCAAATACAAAAAATGTAGATTTTAATGCTATCATGCAAAATCTTGGAAGTGAAGAATTTGATTATGGCACATTCAAAGCCGCATATGATACTGACCCACGAGTTAAAACTATGACTAATAATTTTAATAAAGATGGTATAGAACCAAAAACAGCAAAAACAATTGATTCTAAAACTAATGATGTAGACCAAGGTAAAGATGACGTTGAACAAATGGCAAAAAATGCTACTGATTTAGGCGATAAATTATAATATCTTTGACAAAAAAATTTTAAGATGTTAAAATTTTATATTAGGAGAATTTATGGAACGATCTAGAGACGAAATAATAACTGATATAAAAAATATAATAGACGAATATATTACACCTGCAGTAGCAGAGCATGGTGGAATGATAGAATTTAAAGACTTTGACAAGGGAACGCTCACTGTGATTTTAGGTGGTGCTTGCAGCGGTTGTGCAGGTAGTTTTATGACTTTACAAAACGGTGTAGAACAAATGATTACTGCTTCTGTACCAGAAGTTAAATTTGTTGACGCTGAACACGATCAAAATTCAACTGTTGATCCTTACTATAGTGACCATCAAAATCCATACCAACACTTGTTTTGATATGTCGCTTATAAAACAAAAATTCCAATATTCCAAATTAAGTAAAAAAGAAACACACGGCCAAAGATTATATTTCACTCCAGAAGGCGACAGGGTAGCGAGTGTTACTACAATATTAGATACCACTAAAGACAAATCTGGTCTCTTTGCTTGGCGTAAAAGAGTAGGCGAAAAAAATGCTCAAGAAATAACTAATGAAGCTTCCTCTAGAGGTACTAGGATGCACAAGTTCCTAGAAACTTATATTGATACTGGTGATTGGCCTAAAAGTGGCAGTAATCCATTTGCACAACAAGCAAACAATATGGCGAAAATAATTAAAGAAAATGCTTTGTTGCATATTGATGAAATATGGGGTAGTGAAGTTACTCTATGGATGCCAAAACTTTATGCTGGTACAACAGATTTGGTAGGAAAATACAAAGGAAATCCAGCAATCATTGATTTCAAACAATCAAACAAACCTAAAAAATTAGAATATGTTGAAGATTATTTTTTACAACTAGTTGCATATATAGAAGCACATAATGAAATCTATGGAACCAAGATCAATGAAGGCCACATCTTTATGTGTACCGCCCAATTTCAATATCAACAATTTGATCTTTGGCCACATGAGTATCAAGACTGGCGACATGAATGGTATAATAGGTTATATCAGTTTTACGATAAATAGATTATATTGTAGGAGATAGATGTGGCAGTTGTACAAATAAGTAGAATACAAATTAGAAGAGGCCAAAAAAATCAAGGTGCCGGTCTTCCCCAACTTGCAAGCGGTGAACTAGGTTGGGCAATTGATACACAAGAAATGTATATTGGAAACGGGAGTGTAGCCGAAGGTGCACCATTAGTGGGCAATACTAAAATCTTAACTGAGAATGATAACTTATTTGATTTGGCAAATTCATATGCCTACAAAGAAAATATTCCATATATCATTACAGGCAGTTCTGCAAATAATCCAATACGCCGCACCTTGCAGCAAAGATTAGATGATAGACTTAGTATCCGTTCATTTGGTGTTGAAGGAGATGATTCAACTGATTGCACTCTTAAATTCCAACAGGCTATAGATCAAACTTTTATAAATCCTATTGATAAGGATTTACCGCAAAGTAAAGTTATTTTACATTTAGAGCCTGGAGTGTATGTTATTTCTAGTCCAATTTATATACCTTCTTATGTCACCCTAAAAGGTGCTGGGCCAGGAAAAACTATTATTAGACAAATTACAAATAATCCTATATTCCAAACAGTCAATTCAGATAGTGAACCACAAAATCCTAGTCCGCTGGGTCAGACTACTTCTGTAAATCAAAATAAAAATTTATGGATAGAAAGCATGACTTTAGAGAATTTGTACCATAATACAGGTATATTATTCGATGCTACACGAGACTCTTATTTTTCTAATGTAGAGATTCTCGGTCCGTGGACTATTGGAGATTCTATAGATGCTTACAGTGGTTCAGGTTATGGGGTAAATTTTAATGCCCTAAGTGGTGCTATCAAAAATTTCAACATAAAGTTTAGCAAATGTCTTTTTAACGGCTGGGGCGTCGCTGTCCTAAATAAATGGGACAATGAAGAAATTTCATTCATTGATTGTGTATTTAAAAATTGTGGCTATGGTGTGACTTTAGGCCATACCATGGTTATAGACAGTAATGTATCATTAGGTCGTAGTATAGGTCCTACAAGATCCTCTATCAAGAATTGTATATTTGATACAATCGCTCGGATAGGAGTTTGGATCGAATATGGTAAAACAAATCTGATCACTGGTTGCACATTCAAAGAGGTAGGAAACGAAGGCGGAGGAGAGTTAACACCAAGCACACCTATTATTAAAATTGATAGAATAGGCAATTTGGCAAATAATAATTTTTTTGAGAGAGCCGGTGTTCTTAACGTAGCTGACGAAACCGTTGCAGTAACAGTGCCGTATATACCTGAATATGATGGAATTATTGACGTAGAGGATAATACAGGTTATGTAAGATCGTTTGGACAAACAAATGTAAATGGTGTACGATTATGCAGA